ATGACTTGTGCGAATTGCTGCTAATGGCGAAAGTATATTTGGGCCACACGCCTGATGAGAATGAGATAACTCGGATTATGAAGGAGGTGCGGTATGAAACGCGGGAGAGGTAACTATGGTGCGTTAAGTGTGTTGCCGGTGGTGTTATGCATGGTGATGGTGTTTTGCCTTGGAGTGTGGTATGAGAGAGAATATGGCCTCCAGAAAGAGCACACTGGTAGACTCATGTATACCGCGACGGTTGCTTCACGTAGTAACCTTATGCAGGATAAATCCTTAGCCTGGGAAACGTTTATCGCTACTGCATATTGCCCATGTGCTTTATGTTGTGGTAAGACAGATGGCATAACCGCCAGTGGTGTAAAATCTATAGAAGGCATTACAATAGCGGCAGATTGGGATGTGTTGCCGGAGGGCACCATTGTAGAAATTGAAGGCCTCGGCTATAGGATCGTACAGGATACGGGAAGCGCGATAAAGGGCAACAGGATTGACATATATTTTGAGGAGCACGAGAAAGCATTGGAGTTTGGGGTGCGGAAGGTGCGGGTGCGGAAAGTGTTGGGAGGTGGCAGATAATGGGCAACATATCAAACGTGAAAATTGATCCTGAACTAAGTAGCCTTATTAGGCCGCTACAACCCGAAGAGTACGAGAAACTCAAGGAGAGCATATTGGCTGAAGGCATTAGGGATCCTCTTGTAGTCTGGCGGGGGATATTAGTCGATGGTCACCATAGGTACAAAATAGCGCAAGAGTATGGTTTGGAATATAGGACAGTAGAACTAGACTTGCCTGATAGAGAGTCAGTTAAAGAATGGATGATCAAGAACCAGCTTGGTCGTAGAAACCTGACACCGCAGGAGGCGAGCTATTATCGCGGGAAGCTGTATGAGAGCATGAAACGGCAGGGCGCAAGAACGGATCTAACTTCTGCTCAAAATGAGCAGAAGTTTACAACGGCAGAAGTAATTGCAAAGGAATACGGGGTTGGGCAAGCGACCATTAGGCGTGATGCAGAATTTAGTGCTGCTGTCGACAAAGTTGCACAGGCAATAGGAGAAGAAGCAAAGCACGCAATTCTCACTGGGAAGGCTAATATACCAAAGAAAGACGTCGAGAAGTTAATAGAGATCAAACAAAAAGCGCCTGAATTGGTGGAGCCTATTTTACGCGGCGAAAAACCATTAACAAAGGCCATCCAAGATGTGGCACGTATAGAGGTATCCGAGAAGATTAAAGAGATAAGCACAAATGAGGTTAAAAGGCCTGACGGCGTATTTGACGTTATTGTCATTGATCCACCTTGGCCGATCGAAAAAATTGAACGCGACGTTGCTCCCAATCAAGTAGGGCTTGATTATCCAACCATGACCATTGAGGAAATAAAGGCCCTAAAGATACCCTGCGCAGAAGATTGCCACGTATGGTTGTGGACGACACAAAAATATTTGCCGGCCGCTTTTGAAATATTGAAAGAATGGGGCCTAAAATATGTGTGTACTTTTGTTTGGCATAAACCAGGTGGTTTTCAGCCTTTTGGTTTGCCGCAATACAATTGCGAATTTGCCTTATACGCAAGACTCGGTGCACCAAAATTCGTAGATCTTAAAGACTTGAAACTGTGCTTCGACGCGCCACGTACAGGGCATAGTGAAAAACCTGAAGTTTTCTACGATATGGTTAGACGCGTGACAATAGGTAGAAGGCTTGATATGTTTAACCGTCGTAAAATAGAAGGGTTTGAAACGTGGGGGAACGAAGCAAAATGAACAATGACTTTCGTATGAATTGGAATTGGCAGTTACAATTGATGGACGACATCAAGGAAATTCTGCGGAGCCAAGCCATGCATATAGTAGATATAGAAGTCGCGACGCCAGAAGAAGACATGAGGCGATCGACGGATATGAAAATAAAAATTACGGCTGGCGACGTCGCAGTACGTATAAGGCGTGATATCAAGTGGCGCGAACTTACTATCCGGGCGAAATATGGGGATAGCAAAACAGAAATCCATAAATTGCGTGAAGGGTATGGCGATTGGTATTTATACGTATGGACGGTAGGGAATAAGATTAGTGAATGGATTATTGTAGACATAAATAAAATGCGTAAAACGGGATTATTGTTTGAAGAACGGCCGATAAAAATGAATAAGGATGGATATACAGGCTTTGTTAAATATGCGATACCGGAATTGGAAGACGCTGGTTGTATCGTGGCAAAAGCAATAAACGGGTGACGTTGCAATGATAAATGGTGCATGCTATTATGGTTTTGGGAAGCGATACAGGTATATCCAGTTTGCTCCTCCTTTGCTTGGCCGCCCGCTTCCTGGGGCGGCCATATGAATATTCGGAGGTGCTGAATGAAACCTTGGGCGAGGCAATTTTATAACAGCAAAGAATGGGAACAATGCCGGCAGGCGTATATCGCGAGCAAGCAAGGGTTATGTGAACGGTGCCTGGCGGAAGGACGCATTAGCCCAGGTGAGATTGTTCACCATAAGGAGTGGCTCACACCAGACACGATTGGCGATCCAAGTGTGACGTTAAATTTTGACAATCTGGAATTATTATGTTGGGATTGCCATAATAAGGAGCATGGCAAGCAGTTGCCGATCGCTGAAGGCATGGAATTCGACGAGAGCGGGAATCTGAGAAAAAAATATTGACTCCCCCCCAGGTAGAAGAATTATTTTGGACTCTCGGAGACCGTGGAGTGGCCCTCCGAAAAACTGGAAACTGGTTTGCACACGACGGGGGTTAAAATGAGGTGATAAATTGGAGAAGATAGACAAAGATAAATTGATTAAGAAAGAAATGCAGAAGCTTAATAAGTTTTTCAAGCACATACCAAAAGATAAGCAAGAGTTGATTCGAGGTCTCAAGGAACAAGCTGCTTTTATGTACGCCACTTTGATGGAACTCCAGGAAATTATAAACGACGAAGGGCCCATCGAATTATTTGAGCAGGGTAAACAACGCTTGCTCCGAGAACATCCTGCCAGCAAGACTTACAACGCCATGATAAAAAACTACTCAGCAACAATCAAGCAATTGATCGACATGTTGCCCAAGGAAGAAGCGAAGCCTGCCGAGGACGAATTCGTGAAGTTCATTCAGAAGGCTGTAAAATGAACTACATCCAGGCCTACCTCGATGAAATAGAATTAGGCCACATTCTCGTTTCTCAGCGGGTAAAGAAGATTTATGAGCGACTGGCCTCCGAGATCAGCGACCCTTCTAGCCTCTGGGAGTTTAACGAGGAACTGGCGAGCAGGCCCATTGAATTTATTGAAAAATTCTGCCGCCAGTCGAAAGGCGAGTGGATTGGCAAGCCCCTTAAACTTGAACTTTTTCAAAAAGCCTATATTAGCGCTCTTTTTGGATTTGTGAATCGCCAAACCAAACTAAGACGATTCAAGGAAACTATATTTCTCTGTGGTCGGAAGAACGGGAAGTCAAGTCTCCTCAGCGGCATTGCTCTCTACATGCTCATGGCTGACGGTGAAGGTGGTGCAGAAGTTTATAGCATAGCCACCAAAGCCGATCAAAGCAGGATTATATTTTCGGAAGCAGTGCACATGGTCAAGCAATCTCCTGCACTTTCTAAATTTATTCACAAGCGCAAAACCGATATGTACATGCCAATCACGTTTTCGACGATGGCTCCATTGGCCAGCGAGAGCAAAAGCCTGGACGGCCTAAATTCTCATTGCGTAATCATAGACGAACTCCATGCGATCCGAGATCGAAACCTCTACGACGTTATGAAACAATCCATGAGCGCCAGGAGGCAACCCATGCTTGTCATGATTACCACCGCAGGCACTGTGAGGGAATGCATTTATGACGACATATACGATTATGCCACCAAAGTGGTCGACGGCGTGATTGAGGACGAGCAGTTTTTGCCAGTGTTATATGAGTTGGACAACCGCAATGAATGGACAGACTACAGGATGTGGCAGAAGGCTAATCCAGGGTTAGGCACAATCAAAAAGATCGAGTATCTCGCCGAGAAAGTTGAGCGCGCAAAGAACGATC